ATACCAGTTCGCTACAGACACAGCACTGTACTAAGCGGGGGTCTGCACTGTTGTACACTTGACCTGCGCCGTCGTGGCGGGCTTGAAGACTATTGTTGATTTAAAATCGATTATCAAATGTATCAAGGTGTTGACAAATAATTTTGTATATTTTGCCAGTTGTGGTTGGGTATTGGTCGGTGTCAAACAATTCCCCATCGTACATGCCTATGGTATTTGAAATAAAACAATTCAACAAAGCCTGTTGTTGGATAGTTAAATCAATGCAATAGTTGTTGTTTAGAAAAATATCTTGCAATACTTGATTACAACAATCCCAGTCCTGTGCGCCATGATTTTTATTGATAAATTTTTTCCATAATACAGCAAGGTTATCATTGGGGACAAATGTTGTATTTAAAAATTTGGCTAGCTTATAAAGTTCTTGATAAAATTCTCTCAAACTATACAATGCAGTCATGTTAAATTCAAAAACATTGTATTTGCTATTGTTATTCCAATGAACATTGTATCCTAGACTCTTGTCCATGAACTTAGAATAATAAAAATTTCTAAGTTGTGCCGGCAAATTGTTTAACTGATTATCAATCTTTGATATTTTTGTTTGAGCAGTTTGTTCTCCTGCTCGGTTGATTACATTGATTTGATAACAAATGTATCCTTTGTAATCGGGTATTACTATCCTTACCAGTTGACTGCAAGATTCAGGAATTGGTATATTGAATTCAGTGTAATGATTTGAGTCAGCATACTTGCTGTCAAGGTACTCGGTATTTGTTCGCAATCCGTGGCTGGTGCCCAATGGGGTGAACAACGACTCATCAAACTTTGGGCCGTTGTACAGATATGCGTTGACCACGTACTCAACAAAGTTTCCATGACTCCCAGAAAAAAAATCAATATGTGTTGGTATCATATCTGTAAATGCCATTGGGGCCACGCTCGGGCCAATAATCTTGTTTTGTCCCGTCTCGTCTTATGTCCACAGTTAAACAATGTAATCCGCCATCCCAAAATTGTCTAGTTTGAAAATCAAGCACATGCGGAGTTATTCCAAGTTTTTCCATTTGTTTAATTGCAGAATCATCTTCGGCAATGCACAACACATTTTTTTCATCAATGACCAACATGTTTACTTCAAATATAGTTTCACGAAAATCACCAAGCCAATTTTTGGCTCGACGTGTAATTAGATCACTATAAATTTGATAATCACGACCTTCTACCCACCAGTTACCACCATACCCACGCTTTTTTTTGGTAGTATCAGCTAAGAAAAAAACGTCCCAACCAGGAAAAGTATCTTGGTATTTTGTTCGATAGTGTGTACTGAAGATTTGCCCTGCGGCAATAGGGCAAAAGATACCATCATTGTGATCCCCGGTGTGAGTTACATGGACTCTATAATTTTTTGACAGTGATTCAGCTACTCGATTGAAATGCGTCAATGCTGTTGGATTGCCAAGCCCAGTATCAATAAAAATGTCGCGCCCAACTCTTACTGTAGATGGAAAAGGTAGATAACACATATCATCGGGCAATGATCGATCTAAAATTTTAACTTTGGATTGTTGGTATTGATTGATAGTGCGTTCAAACCCAGTAAAATCATCTGGATACTGTGGTAACACATATAACACATCGTCTAGCACAAGTGCCCAATCACGAGGGGTTATTGGTGGTTTACACAAACTGCCACGATGGTCTAAAAATTTGTCAATACTGTCAAAGTCAGGTTGTCGTACTACAATTCCAAACTCTTCTAGTTTTAATTTTATTTTTGTTAAATCTCTACGAGTTATGTCTGTGATATGTTGAAAAAAGTCTCGATCCTCGGGTGGTAAAACTTCATAATATTCAACTGGGTAACAATTGCCAAGCCAGACTTCTTTCAACGGCTGAAACCCGCTATGACTTTGGATTGTTGAATCAAGCACCACTTTTGATCTGTCCCAACAACTGTTTGAGTTTGTTACTTTGAACTTCGGCGGTTACTTTGGGTTCATCACTTGACTGTGCCATGGGCTTGTCCCATGCATGTGTACCAGTGGGTTTTTCCCACTTGATGGATTCATTTGTACTAGATTCGGTAGTTTTGCTAGTTGCCTTGTTTGATTCGTAGATGCTGGGTTTCTTTATAAATCCTGGTACATTGCCAGTATCCTCCCCAAGGTCTTTAATACGCAAGGTATCAATGTCAAACTCAAGTTCAACTTTTTGTCCCACGCCCGAACTGCTCCGAGTTTTCATACACTGGATTTGATAGCGGCCACGTTCACGCATGGCTCGGGATGTAAAGATTCCAAATACATTGTCTGCTGTGTTAATCTTACTGATACCACCACTAATATGACTGTGATCGAATTCCACCTCTTCAACTGCACTACGATTCAACTGACTTGCTGTTACAAAAATTACATTGAGTTCTTTGGCCAAGTTACGCAATTCTTCTGACACATACTTGTCTTTCACAAACAAGTCATTGGGGCTGACTTTGGCACTCACCGGCATCAACAAATCCAAATAGTCAATGCATAAAAAGTCTGCTTTGAGTCCAGTTTGTACTTGTAGTTCTTTCAAGTAAGCACGTATATCATTCACAGTGCTTTGTGCTGGCATGTACTTGATTTGCATACGTCCAGACTTCTTTTGCATCATTTTGATTTTCATTTCAACATTGTCAAGATCTTTAAAAATGTCTTTGGCTGCTGTATTTGTCATCATACTATCAATGCGATAGCTACACAATCCTTCACTGAGTTCCAGCGTGATGTAAATGCCGCTAAGTCCAGCTTGTGACCAGTTTACTGCTAAATTTTGCATAAACAAACTCTTGCCTGACCCAGATCCACCTGCAAAAATATTTAATTCACCTCTGTTAAAGCCGCCATACAGTAACTTGTCTAGTGTCGGCCAGCCAGTTGAGTTTTGTCCGTTGTTGCTTTTTAATAATGATAATCGAGCACGTGGGTCATTGAAGTAGTCAGTGCCCATGTCCTTGGTCAGGCTAATTTGAACAGCATCCTTGATTAGTTTTTCAACTGGATCAAAATCACCTTTCTCCAACAAGTCAGCTGATTTCAAAATAGCACGTTCAAGCTCTTGTCGTCTAGTAAAGGATTCAAACTCTTCTAAAAACCAATCATAGTGGCCTTCGTTAAGATCAGGTATTGCCGACAGTGTTACTCCGGTAGTTGCTGATATTTGCGCACGATCAGGCATGGTCTTAAATTCATCACTGTGGTGTTTGATAAATTCAGCTGTGGGTTTGAGCTTTCGATCAAAGTTTTCTGGATTAAAAATGTTTTGCACACGCACATACGCAGATGCATCTTCTAACATCATTTCCAAGAATAATTTTTGTACATCAAGCCCGTATTCTTTTAGCATAAATTCAACTCTTTTAACTTATCGTAAGCGTTTAACAACTTGTTTCTTCCTTAGTTCAATTTTGATTCGACTGGTTTCTCTTGACTGCATTATAGTTAGTATAGTCGCAACTTTGCCCAACAGTTTGACAGCATCGTTAACATCTTTACATCCCTCTGGCCAGTTCGGCATACTCACTGCCCAACCCAATTCCATTGCACGCTCTACTAGCTTCATGCCAGGCAAATCTTGATCAGGAACCACTGTTATTTCTCGGCCTAAACTGCGAATTAATCTTGCTTGTGTGTCGTTAATCTCGGCATGCAACACAGCAAGTCCACCAATACCGAGAGCATCAAACACCCCTTCCATGACAAAAACATGTTGCCAATCATCATGCTGTAAGTCTATACCAAATACGTACCCTGGTTGAGTATGGTTGATATACTTGGGTAGTTTATTATCCAGGAATCTGGCACACCATCCTACAATTTTGTCATCGTAAGTAAACGGAATAGTAATGTGCTGTCGCACCCAATGAATGCCATCTGTGCGTATTGTGGTCATTGCAGGGAAGTCCTCAGGCACACAACGATCTCTTAGATACTTCCAGTAATATGGTAACTCGGGTGTGATAACTTCACTAGCTGGCGGAAAGTCATCAGGCTCATTAAAGTGAATATTGTTTAACTCATTCACTATTCGTGATCGGTCATTTAATATGCCATGTATGCTTCGATGTTTTAAACTTTCAAGATTGATGTATTCAATGTCTTTGTCAGGAACCCCCATCCAAGACAA